GCGCCTTCCGCATCTCATCCTTGATGATGGACTCGGAAAGCACCGTGGTCTGTCGGGGCGCAGGGCCCGGGTCGTAGTTGACGCTCCCCGACACGCTCATCCGGCGGGCCTTGGCCACGCGGAGAACGTCATCGTTGCTTGTCACCCACGCAGCGGGGTCGCGCCAGCCGCGCTTGTCCGCGATGCCGGCGCAGTAGTACTTGCCGGAGATGTTGATCCCAGCCGACTTGGCTTCCTGGACCATGTAGTTGGCCTGGAGCTTTGGCAGCGCGTCCAGCTGCTGGTTGTTCTGCCGACCCTCCAGGAACGCCCGGTCGGTCCCCTTGGTGCCGGGGGCGATCTGAAGGGCGCACATCGCAGCAAAGCGCTCCGACTGGCCGGCAGCGATCATCTTCTTGTAGTGAGCCCTAACTTCTGGCCGGGCCTGTTCGATCTCAAGCGGGAGCTTCATGCTGGGGGAGCCTCTTGCGGCGGGGGTGCCGGTGGGGGTGGGGTTGGAACCATAAACTCCGACACATCCATCTGGTTGACCTTGCCCCACTGCGTCATCACGCCGTTGAACAGATCGGGCTGTCCGGCCTGGAGCAGCCCTTGGGCTACAGGCATGATGACCTGCATGAACGTGTTGAGGTTCTCGGTCTTGGTGGCGATGTTCGGCTTGCGGCTGCTGCCGGCTTCGACGCGGTAGCTGTACTCTCGCACCACGGACTCGGGGTCTTCGGCCTGGACATGCATCTGCCACGCCTGCGCCGCCATGTTGCCCAGGAGCGGAGCAACGTCCTGCGGGTACACAAGCCACCGCGCCAGGAGGGCCTCCTTGCGAGAGACCTCGGACAGAGCGTCTTCCAACGTATTTGCGTAATCGTCCGGCCTGACCGAAATCTGCTCGCTCTTCACGGCCGCCTCTGCGGCACTCCTGAAGGACGCCCTGGTCATGCCGTAAATCAGCTCGGTCAGACCAACTCTTCGATCAAAGAGATTGGTGACCTCGGAGATGATGTTGTACATGTCCTGGGTTACCCCAGGCATCTGGAAGACCGAGATCACATCGTTCACCGAACGACCAACGGCCTCGGAGATTTCTACGATGTTGAATCCGCCCTCGCTTCGCTCCAGGATCTTCGCCTTCAGGTCAGGATCCGCCGCCTTGGCCACACCAATGAGTGTCTGCGAGCTGGTGGCAATGCGCGTGGCAAGGAAGCTCATCGCCCAATTGATGAATCGAAGCTCCCCGATCCCGGGTTTGATGAGACTGATCGGCCAGGAGTATCCAGGCGCACCGTGCCACGCCAGGAGAGTGAACGGCCAGCCGGCCGGCTCTGCCCAGAAGGGAGCCGGCCACTGGGCGGCCATGAACATCGTCGGAGGAACACCACTCTCGTCCACTTCCTCCTGGAGCATGGAGGGCGGGATGTTGAGCGGGTATTCGATGCCTTCCGCAACGACGAGGTAGCAGTTGGGCCCAAGAGCGTCGAACTTGCCGCGGAGATCCTTGTCGGAATCCTTGAGCCGATCACCGAACCCGGTCTTGGAGTAAATCTCCCAGTAGGTGATCAGGTCGTTCGTCTTGCCGTTCTTGCGCTTGTATTCGTAGCCGCGGATTCCCTCATCAGCTCGGGAGGAATAGGACTCCAGGTGGCCCTTGAGATCCTCGCGGTCCAGGCCGAACTTGGCCGCCACCTCATCGATAGGCTGGGTCCGCTTGCGGGCTGCCCAGCGGATGTCCTCATACTCGTCGGCGTCGGGATCCCACACCAGATTGTCGATTGTGTCGTAGAACGACCCTGCGAAGCGCACCTGCCCGCCAGGGGGCTGGTACAGCTCATGCCACCACACGCCAGCACCCTTAATGAACGCCTCTTCCACCACCTTCCGGGAGTGCTGCTTGAGGTTGAGTTCGTTGGGGGTGTAGTTCAGGTAGTCTTCCAGCAGCTTGGCGATCAGCTTGCGGCGCTCCCACATCATGCCCTGCTGCTGCATCATCTGCTGATACATCTGCATGCCGGGGTCCGGCATCATCACCGGCTGCCCGTCAGGCCCCATCACGGGCTGGCCGTCCGGTCCCATCTGCGGGATGGGGGGCTGGGGCTGAATCCCCAGGAGAGCCGGCCCGATAATCGGGTACTCCTTGGGCGTCACCGTCCGCGACGGATTGCGGTGGTGGATGACGCTGGCAAAGAGCCGGACGGCCTCCCAGACACGGTTCACCACCATGCGAAAGGGCGGGGGGTCGATGCCCTTGTTGTAGCCCCGCTCGCCCCGGGAGAACTCGCTGCCCCACATGGCGTCCGGGTCGGATGAATAGAACCCCATCGCCTCCCGGGCGTCCTTGGAAAACGGCTCTTTGTGCTTCTCGCCCTGCTTGATGACCTCAAGCCAACGCTTGACGATGGGGCGCAGCGGGTTCTCTTCGGGCATGCGGGTCTCCTACCTACTATTGCCCGGATCAGCCCTTTTTAGGGGCGACCGCGGCAATCTTCTTTTCCAGCAGGGAAACCCGCTCCGAAAGCATCGCCAGAGCCGGATCCTTGGGGCAATGCTCCCAAAACCCGTAACGCTTCCACTCCTGGAACTCGTTGACCCCCTCGTCCCCGACATGGTGGACCGAGGGCTTGAGGACCACCCCCAGCTCGCCCGACATGGCGAACAGGTTCAGGGTCCGGGAACCGACCTTGCAGACAATCGCCGGGGACGCCTCGGCGCCCTCATGGGGGCGGAACAGGACAATCTCACCGACACCAGCCTTGGGCATCTCATAATTCATCGCTTCAAACTCCCTGTGGGGGCCAAGAGAATGCACGGGTCTTCAGACTTGCGTTGCCGTGCCAACCGTTCCGCCCGCCATTTCACCCACCACGGCTCCTTGCCGGGGCGGTTCGGGGGTGTGTGGTACTTTGGTTCGTACGCGCAGAGGTATTCCAGCGTCTGCGCGGCATGCACTTCACCGCGTGTCTGCGGCTCGTCGGTGATATAGACCGTGCCGTTGACCGTGGTGGTCTTCTTGCGATACCGCTTCAGCTCGCGGACGAGGTTGGGGCAGGCCCCCTCCAGGATTCGCAGGCGGGCCGTTCCATCTCCCCGAACATGGAACATCTGTCGGACCAGGGCCGTGCGGGCCGGAATGTCATCGGAACCGGGAATGAACTGGTGGCCCGAGATGGCGAACTTGATGCCGCGCTTCTTCAGCTCCTCGGAGTACAGCTCATGCGGGAGCCTGCCAGAGCCCAGGTCGCGCAGCGCGCCGCCGTGCATGTCCATGATCGCGGCGTAGATCCACTGCTCGTTAGCCTTGGCTGCGAACTGCTCGCCCCAGATGAGTGCGTTGCAGTTGCGGATATACAGCTCGTCGTAGATGAGTAGGAACTTCTCGTCCGGCGGGACGGCCGCAAAGAGCGTGGCCATCACCGCATGCCCCGGATCGATGCCGACATAACGAGTCCAGTCCGGGGGAATCTGCCCGTCCGGGAGCGCCGAGCGGTCCATCATGTGGATGGAGGCATTGAACGTCGGGTACATCAGCGTGGACTGGGTGGTGAACTCACCCTCGGCGCGCATGCGGAGTTCGTCTGCACCGAGAGACGCCCAGCGTTCGATGTTCTTCCGCTTCTCCTCGGGGTCGATGGCCGCGTTGTCAAGGAAGCGGAGCGTGAACTTCTTGATGATCGGGTCTTTGATCCCGTCCTCTTCCGCCTTGTCTGCCCGCTCGCACAGCCCGAGGAGCGCATCATTCCGAGAATGGGGCATGGCCGACCAAACAAAGCGGCCCTTGCGATCCGCAAGCCGAGCCTGCATCTCCCCGACCCACCGCTCGTTGTTCAAGTCCTCGTCCAGCCAGACTAGGTCGGCCTGGAAGCCTTGCGGAGGTTCTCCCTCGGAGGAGAAGCAGTAGATCGTCCAGCCGTTGTTCAGCTCGGCCTTGTTGAGGTAGCCGGCGTTCTTCTGGACCCAAGACATGTCCTTGATCAGTCTCGGAGGAATGAGCGGCGGGGCGGGCTTGGCCTCGGCCTTCCTGGCGTCATCCGGCCCAGGACGAAACGCTCTCCATGTCCCGGTCACTTCGTCCCGGATGATCTTGAACGCCCCGGCTTTGAACAGGATGTTGTGAATCACCATTCCGATGTGCTGCCAGTTCCGGCCGACGATCACCAAGTTGCCGTTCTCCTTCGGGTACTTCCCGTAGGGATCCTGGCCCGTCGCCGCCCTGGCAGCCTCAACGGCAACGCAGAGCGACTTCCCCGCACGGTTGCCGCCGAGGACGATCCGCTCGCTCGCAATGCACTTGTGGATCTCATCCTGCCTGGGCATCGGCACGTACAGACGAAGAGCCTCCAGCCGACGCTCCGCGAGCGCCGACTGAACGTCCTTCATCTCCGACAGGGCGTGCTGGGTCAGCCCGCCAATCGGAGCGTCAGGCGTCGGGGGTGGCGGGACTTTGGGATGCTTTTTCATTTACCTGTCGCATCGTCATGGGCGTCCATTCCCCGCAGCCCTGGCGCTTGTCCAACAGAGGAAATTCCCACATTCCCAATCGGGCTTGCGGCGGGAACCGCCGGCACTCCCCCACCAACGCTTCCGGCTTCGACACTGCCCAATAACGGCAATCCTGGCACTGCATCGACCACCTCAACTTTCTGTAGGTTCATCGCTGCCTCCAGCACTTGCCGGCGCAGCTCGGCTTCCAACTCTTCTTCGCTCATCAGCTCAAGCGGTTTCTTGGCCCCGCCCATGGCGGTGTTGCCGACCACAAGACGCATGGTGGAATCCAGCATCTTGGTTCTGAACGCTCCACCGGCAGGGGAGTCGTAGAACTGCTTCATCCAGGCGTTGGCAAAACCTCGGACCCCGCCGAAGTATTCCATCATGCATTCCAGCAACTCCGAGGAGTGCGGAATGTTCGCCCCGCCGACGCGGGCTGCGGCGATGAAGGTCTTCACCGCGCCGCGTTCGATCTCGTCTAGCTTCTTGTTGCGGCGCTTAGAGCGTCCTTCCTTGACGCTCTTGTTGCGGCACTTGCGGCAACGGGCGTGCAGGCCGTCCTTCGACTTGTGGAAGTATTCCGAGGTTGCGGGAAACGAAGTCCCGCATTTGACGCACGCTCTATATTCCGACACGCCAGACGTTGCCAGTCACGGAGGGCACCAAGCCGCAATCCTTTACGGCTCGGGCCACATCCGGGAAAGAGTGGTAGTCATGCCCCGCCAGGACGAATTTCGCCTTGGGCTTCCAGGCTTCGATGTCAGCCTTCACGGCTTCGTAGGTGTGCTCGGCGTCGATGTAGACGATGTCGAACTGCGAATCGGTGAACTGCTTGGCTGCTTCCGGGGAGCGGAGGATCGCATGGCCGATGCCGTACGGCCTCACGTTCTTCTTGAACACCTCCAGGGGAGTGCCCCGAGAGCCGTCGTACGCCTTCGTCCCCTGGTCGCTAGAGCCCTCCCAGGTGTCGACACAGAGAACCCTGGCTCCGGCCTTGGCCATGATGATCGCTGACCTGCCGGCCCATGCGCCGACCTCGCAAACATATGGCGGGCGGCCATGCTCCTTAGTAAAGGCAGAGACCATCTCATGGATGGCCCGAGCGTCTTCGTCCGGGAGGTCCATCCCCATCGAATCGAACGTGACCGGGAGATCCGGGCCGCGGAAGTCCACAATCTTCACGGACGAATCGAAGCCAGCCTTACCGTCATCCAGAAGCTTCTTGCTGACATCCTTGGCCTCCACAACCACCGGCTTGCCAACGCACTTCGGCTTCCAGTGACCAGCCCAAGCGTCCCAGTTGCAATAGATGGGGTTGTAGCCCAGCTGCTTCTCGCCCACCAACGACATGTCGCGGGTGGCCGTGACATCCTCTGTGGATGCCTTGTCGGCGGCGTACTTGTCGGTGAACTCATAGTAGAACCAAGGATTGCTGCCCTTGCCCTTTGGTTCCGTGAGTGCAAACGCCCGCATGTCGAACAGGATCAGCCCGGTGGGCAGAGCGGCGCAAGGCTGAATGCCGGCCATCTTCACCGCCGTGTGGCGGTCATACATCTCCAGCTGAAAGTCAGGGTTGGCGTTCTCGCTCTGGGCGTTCTGCCAGCGGAAGACGTACACGCACTCCTTCGGCGGGGGCCCGCAGTACGGAGCGCCGATGACGCAAGGCCCCTTGTGATAGTGCTGGACGAAGAAGTCGAACGATGAGTCGAAGAAGGGCTTCGATCCTTCTCCTCCCAAGTCGGGCTTCATGTCCGAGTCGACCATCACCAAAATATCCATGCCGTACTCCCGGGCCATCAACACGGCCCGGTTTCTGGTCATGGTGATCGGGGTGTCAGCAAGGTTCCAAATGCGGATCTCCGCAATGCGCTCGTCGCGCGACATCTTGCTGACCAGCGGTGTCATCCACTCACGGATGTCAGGGACTTCAGAGGAAATCCCGCCGTTGCCGCCGTATGAAAAGGTGCAGATTCCGACGTTGAACTTCTGGATCATTCTCACCTCGGGGGAAGTGAATAGCCTATCAGACTACTGTACGGATGTCAACCATAGTTGAACAGTCCGGCCAGTGGGTTCTGCCAGCCATCCGCCAACATGTCGCCGGCCTGCCCCCACATGCCCCCGAAGTCATACTGCTGGGGGCCCTGACCCATGCCGGCCATGTACTGGAAGTCGCGGTCGTTGATGTTCTGAATGAACGCATCGCGCTGACCGAATAGCGGCGTGTCGGTCACGCTGCCATCGAAGTTCTGAAACGCTGCCTGGAAGGGTGGCGGCCGGTATCCATCGGGCATGTAGGCGAGGTTCCCGGCCCCCTCACCGCCAACCGAATAGGCCGGCGTGGTGCGAGTGGGCTTCTGGCCCATCTGCGGGGCGTTGTTCCACGCCTCGGTGAACGCCTGATTGGAGGGACGCGGCATGTAACCCGGCGAGGGCGACGGCGCGCGGAGAGGCCCCCCGCCGATGCTGCGCCAGTCTTCGTCTGCTGTGGGCATGTACGGGTTGCCCTGCGGCATGCCGCCGTACATCGGTCCATCATCAATGCCGGGCATGTAGCCCGTCATCGGGCGGTCATCTGGATTGGCCGCCATGTATCGGGGATCTGTGCCGGCGGCGAATAAGGAATCGAATCCGTAGCCGCCCGATGGCTGCCCGGGGCCCTGGAGCGACCTCCTCCAGTCAGACTCCTCTTGGAGCTTCTGCCGTTCCTTGTCGGCAAGAATTGCGTCGTTCAACTCCTTGCGCCGCCGCGTGTACTTGTCGGTGATCTCTCGTTCGCGGTAAGAGTTGCGATCTCGGATGTCTCGCTCCGCTCGTTCGGCCGACTCCCGGCTGCCGTAGCGATCATGCGGAGGGCCGGAGTAGACCTCACGCTGCATGGCCGCCCGGTCGGCGGCCTCGTCGCGGTTGATTCGCTCTTGCAGCTCACGGTAATAATCGCCGCCACCGGGCTGTGACGGTGGAGTCGGCACCATGCTTTGCTTGGCCATAATCCCGGGTTGCGCTGGTCCGCTGGCTACCGGCTCACCGCGCTGCCGGGGGGCGGAATACGCTGGCTGGGCGTTCGGGCGCGACGGCTCGCGTCTGCGCACGTACGGAGTGCCCTGCGGCTGCGACTGCATGGGCTGCGCCGCGCCGGGCTTGTAGGCCGACATGTCAGGAGCCTTGCTGCCAAACTGGTTCGTCGGCGCAGGCTGTCTTGGCGGAGCGCTCGGCGCTGACTGCCTCTGCCAATTTTCCCAATCCTGCAAGGCCCGCATTCCGCGTTGGCCCTCTTCGGTTTGCGTCCACTGCTGATGGGGCATGTTGGCGTATTGCGGCGACTTCTGAATCAGCATTACTCGTCCTCCTGCCGGACAGTCAGGGCGTCAGTGCCCATGCCCGTTCCCTGGAGCATGCGGAGCAGCTCCATGTCTTCGTAGCCGCCTTCGGCCCGAGCCTCCGCAATCAGCTGGCGGAGGAACTCAAGATTCTGGATTGCCGCCCCGTCCATTGATGGCTCCTAAATAGAAAACGGCCCCGGCCCTCATCAGACCGGGGCCGTCCCCCGATTGCCCCGTGAGGGGCATGATCACGCCACGTTGGAACGAACAATCGCCAAAACCGCCGCCCCGGTCGTAGTGCCGGCCGAGCAGGCGTAGCCGATCACGCCCAGGCTGTCGTTGCCGGCACCCGTGGTGGCCGCAGCAACAGAGCTAGGCGTGACACGGCCAGCCGTGGTCGCACCCGTGGTGGCAGCAGTGATGGCAGCAAGCCGATCACCAGCCGCAACCGCCGTGCCCGAGAGGGCGTGCGCAACCTCGGTCGGACCATCGACAGTCACCCAGAACACATCGTTCACCGCCACGCCAGCGGCCGGGAGGTGCTCGTCCACCACGCCCACCAGCTCGTTGTTGCCAACGGCCGAGTAGCCATCAACGGTGGAGAACGCCGCCGTGCCGGCCGCATCCCGAGCGAACCGCACCACCCGCTTCGGCAGGAGCGCACCCGCCGAGGTGTTGCGAACCGCCACGCACTTCTTCACCCGGTTGCTGCGAATCGCGCCGGTGGCGGGATTCACATCCGGGAACACCTTCACCACCCCAACCCAACCCTTGCCATCGTCGGTGGACGAGACGCCAAGCGTCTGGCCCAGGTCGAACGGCGGATCAACGTACAGACTCATCTCTCATGCTCTCCTTATCAGGCGGTGACCAGTTTGAAAAAGTTCCTGGGCGACTTGAACTTGAGGTTGCCCAACGTGGACACAACGTAGCGGTACTGCTGCGTAAGCTCGTCGTAAAACGGACCTTCGCTCACCATCAGCTGGTTCTCCATGCACAGCAACTCAATGTTGCCGACCGAGAGCCCGTAGCCGGTGTTCGCCGGTACACTATTTTCAGCCGAGACTTCGACCCCGTCGAACTCAAAGACATCCGTGAAGCCGTAGCTCCGCAGACCGTTGGTCCGGCTGACGATGACACGCTCCTTGGCATCAAGCGTGTTGAGGAAGTCGATGAACGACCGCCGGTCCAGAAGGACCATGTCGATCTGATCTTCCTTCGTATCGTTGCGGCGCGTCTGATGAAGCGCCTCACGCAGAGCCTTGGCGCAGTTGTCCTTCCAGGCGCTGGCGCCGAAGAAGGAGCTGGCCGCGTTCACAATCACGGGCGAGAAGTAGTCAAACTCGGGATCGACCTTCCCGTCCGGCCACGTTGCCGACGCATCGCCCGAACCACCGTACGCACCCAGGACGGTCGAAAGACCGGCGTAGGAGTCGTTCGGATAGAAGAAACGGTCGGCCGCATTCTTCGTCCGAGCCGTCGCACCCGGCTGACCCTCATGGATCGTCTGGGTGGCCGCCATGAACGACTCAATGCCGTGGAACCGCAGCTCGTTACCGGCCGCTGTGCCATCCTGAACCCATTCACGCGCCAGATACTGCTCCATGCTGGTGAGCAGACGGTTGGCCATCTTGCCCGCCACATTGACCAGGGCCTGCGCCGAACGGTTCTCAAGCATCTCCTTCTTGTAGATCGCGTCGGTCACTTGCGCGCCGCGATACTCAAGGTTGAGATTCTTCCAGAGGTTCTCGCGGGCGAAGGAACGCGGAGTCTCACCGTTGTTCCCGCTCGGAGTGTGGTTGCGATACTGGATTTCCCACTGAAACCCACGGCCGCTCATGTTGGTGCGGATCTGACCGGCACCCTCAAGGGCAGCGAAAAACTTGTACTTGCGGAGAGAAGCTACCTCCTCTTCCCGCAGATACGTTTGGATCGTCGTTGCAATACTACGAGCCCAATCGGTCGAACTGGCCATCAGATTACTCCATCAGTCACAAGCTGGTTACGAAGCCGGTCTTCAAAACTCATCTTCTGCCTCGGCGCCCGAGGCTCGGTGGTTCCTGCACTGCGGTTCGGGGTTCGGGTTGCACGCTCCCGGAGGAACTGCATGTTCTGCTGCGCCACCGGGTCGGCGGCGGGAGGCTCGGCATAGGCCGGAGCCATCTGCTGGGTGGCGGGCGGCGGCGCCATCTGGGGGGCGGCCTGCATCTGCTGGTAACGCAGATTCAGAAGATCCCGCTGGAGCATGCCGGTGGCGTACTGCCAGCGGGCCTCGGGCGAGGAAATCCCGATCTCGGAAGCCTGCTGGATGTACGCCTGGACCGCCTGTCCCTCCCTGGACACCGATCCATCCTGGTTGTAGAGCCAGTCGGAGTTCTGCTTCTCCAGATCCTGAACGTAGTTCTTGGCCTGATACTGATTGAGGTGCTGCTGAACCAGCTCCTGGGCCTTCTGCATCGCCACTTCTTCAACGAAGGGCTTCAGCGTGGACTCGGGATCGGTGACGAACTTGCGGGCAAAGTTGGCGGTGTAGTCCTGGTACTGGCGAAGCGCTTCCTTGGCATGCAAGGGGGCGTTGGGGTCGATGACCTCCTTGCCAGACTGCGGATCGCGGATGATGTAGGACTTGATCGACTCATCAACGGACGGCGGGTTCCACCACTTAGGCTTCTCCGCCGGCTTCGGCTTCGACGCCTCGGCCTGTGACTCCTGCCACTTCAGATAAGCGGCGCGATTCTGGAGATACTCGTTGGCGTATGGCACCACCTCCCTGTATTGGGAGAGCTGCCGCTGGGCCTCGCTAACGCCGTTGTACGCGGAGTAAAGCGTGCGCGCGATTGCCAGATCGTCCTTGCCAGCAAAATCCGGCAACTGCCGAAAGGCCGCGTACGGCGTGTCAAAGCCGCCATACTGGCCGCCACCTGCCTCGGACTGCGGCGAGGATGGCGAGCCGCCCTCTTGGGCCGGAGCTGCCGGGGCTTCCGTTACGGCTGCGGACTGGTCGGCTGGTGCGGTGTATTCGTCTGACATGATTACCTAGTGCCTCGGGGGAGCGGCTCTAGGAATCAATTGGCCGGGATACGGTGGTTTTGTTACGGGGGGTAACGAAACCTATGCACAAACACACAAGTGCCTAGGTTTCGTAAAACCGCCTACTCAACCTCAACCGGCGCTACTCCTCCCCCATCGCCCCGGCCGCTATCGGCGCCATGATCCCGTACTTGCGCAGGATGCGGATGGAGTCTTCGGTGCCGGGGAACATCACGTAGTTGCGGGCGCGCCCAGCGTTTCCTTGCCTCGCGCCGAGGAATGTATTGCCCACAATCCCACGCTCAAATAGCAAGTC